ACTGGATGGTGTCGTAAAACCTATTAACGATCCGTTTTGGCTGCAGAACTACCCGCCCAACGGATATCGGTGCAGGTGTTATGTCGAACAAACGGACGAACCGGAAACACCTGCTACGCCTATTGTGACGATACCGGATGCTTTTGCGAATAACGTAGGTCAATCCGGTGAGATATTCACGGTTGCACATCCTTATTTTTCAATGCCGGACAATGACCTGATAAAAATCAGGAAAGAGACGGAGCGGAATAAAATATACGCCCCTTATCATCGTGATCCGGAATCGAAAGTGATGATCAGCGACTTTGCTGATCCGAAAGACTTGGCAAAGAATGTGGAAAGCGCACGGGTAATTTCAAAGGAACTGAAGATGAAAGTAAAAATCCGCCCGCACATCAACGAGGACGGGGTAAAGAACCCGGAATATTTGATTGACGAAAAGCTGGCAGACCTGAAAAATATTCAGGGGCTGGGCGGTATAAAACACGGGCTTGACAGTTCGAAAAAACAGCAGTGCGAATATACTGTATTCAATTTGAGCGCTTTTGACACTGTCGAACCGGAAATGCTGAAAAACAAACTGAACGGCATATACAAACTGTATGGCGAAAAGTATGCCGGGCAGCGGATGGTGTTCATTTATAAGAGAAAAGCCGTGAAAGTGTCATGGCAAGACGTGGTGGACGGAAAAGCAACCGACCTTCTTAAAGAACTTCAGGAGCAGTAGCCGAAACTACCACTCCTGAAGGGAGCTCTTGACCTGTTACAGCCGCGAACATTGCAAATATACAATTTTATTTTGAAATGCAAATGGAAAGAACTGAATTACCTGATTTTTTTAAAGAATTATCCACACTGGTAG